GAAGACTTATTAACAGAACGTAATGCATTGCCGAGACAGATTATGATCAGACCGGGAGCCATTGCAACACAGCCAGGACAAGAGCCTCCTCTATATCAAAATGTAGATGATTATGCTCGAGGAGTATACGAGTGGATCCTAAAGAATATTTAACTAATAAAAAGTTTTGTCCTATTCCTTGGACAGGGTTTATGTACAACTCAAATGGTGATGTGTTAAACTGTATTCGTAGCCAACAGGTAATTGGAAATATTAAAGATAAGAGTATACATAAGATTCTTTCAGATAATATTGAAATTAAACAGAATATGCTTGCTCATAGAGATGGATCAGGATGTAATGTTTGTTATGATCTCGAAGATAATAAGAAAGGGTATAACATGATCAGTGACCGTATATTCTATCTTAAAGAACTTAAAGCCGTAGACAATACTCTGTATGATGATCCTAATAATTTTAATCTGCATACCATAGACATACGTTGGTCTAATGTTTGTAATCACAGTTGCGTGTACTGCTCGCCGGAATATTCTAGCAAATGGGCAGCAGAATTAAAAATACAAAACCAAGATCCACCAAAAGAAAGAGTTAATGAACTTAGAAAATTGGTATTTGACAACGCTGATCAACTAAAACATGTATACATGGCTGGTGGTGAACCGTTATTGATGAAAGAAAATCTAGAACTATTAGAAATATTGCAAGAAAAGAATCCTAAAGTAAATCTTAGAATAAACACCAATTTAAGCAAGACAGGAACTCAAGTGTTTGAAAAGATTTGTGAATTTCCAAACGTTCATTGGACTGTGAGTGTTGATGAAATGAATGCAGAGTTTGAATATATAAGATATGGTGGACGATGGGGAGATTTTTTAGATAATCTCAATAAAATTACCATACTCAAACACAAGATATCATTTAATATGTTACATCACTTACTGAACTACAGATCAATATTTGACACTATTGATTTTTTTAAAAGCTTAGGTTTTCACAACAATAGTTTTGTTATAGGACCATTATTAAGACCGCACTATTTAAATATTAGACATTTACCAAATAGTGTGCTACAATCAATAGAACTTAAATTACAGATGTGGATCAATCAAAAACCTGGTTATCTACTTGAAAATAGTCTTGTAAATATGTTAAAATATATACAAACACCAATGGAAAAGAATATTAAATATTGTTTGAGCGAAATAGCTAAGATAGACCAACGTCGAAGCTTAAACAGCAGAGCAATATTCCCAGAATTATATAATTTATTAGAGGGCAACAAACATGGCAAAACCATTTGATATATCAAAATTTCGTAAGTCTATTACCAAATCAATCGATGGACTTAGTACAGGATTCAACGATCCCACAGATTGGATTTCAACCGGTAATTATACATTAAATTATCTAATCAGCGGGAACTTCCATCGGGGTGTTCCACTAGGTAAAGTTACTGTGTTTGCTGGTGAAAGTGGTGCAGGTAAATCATTTATCTGTTCAGGTAACTTGATCCGCAACGCACAGAAAGATGACATCTATGTTATCTTGATTGATACTGAAAATGCATTAGATGAAACTTGGTTACACGCACTGGGTGTAGACACATCAGAAGATAAACTATTAAAACTTAACGTATCGATGATCGATGACGTGGCCAAAACCATACATGAGTTCATGAAAGAGTATAAGACATTACCAAAAGAAGATTGCCCAAAGGTACTGTTTGTGATCGACAGCCTAGGTATGTTACTAACACCAACAGACATCAACCAGTTCGAAGCAGGCGACTTAAAAGGTGATATGGGTCGTAAGCCTAAGGCACTGACAGCACTTGTACGTAACTGTGTAAATATGTTTGGTAGCCATAACGTTGGATTGGTAGCAACTAATCACACTTATGCGTCACAGGACATGTTTGACCCAGATGATAAGATTTCAGGTGGACAAGGCTTTATCTATGCAAGTTCGATCGTGGTAGCTATGCGTAAACTTAAACTAAAAGAAGATGAAGACGGCAACAAGATCAGTGAAGTTAAAGGTATCCGTGCTGCATGTAAGATCATGAAGACTAGATATGCTAAACCATTTGAAAGTGTTCAAATTAAGATCCCATATGAAACAGGTATGAATCCATACAGTGGCCTAACTGATATGATGGAAGCCAAAGGATTACTCAAGAAAGACGGTAATCGTCTGGCATTTATTACAGCTGATGGTAAAGAGATCAAGCAGTTCCGTAAAGCATGGGAATCAAATGAAGAAGGTTGTTTAGACATCGTGATGAAAGAGATTTCAGCTAATGCTAAACTATTAGACAATGGTCCAGCACCAGAATTACCAGAAGAAGAGGCTGTGGTGATTACTGGTATGATCGCACCAGCAAGTAATCCAAACGTTATTGTTACACTACCAGCTGATAAGTAAATGACCAAAGAACTTTTAGTTAGTGACTCAAATCCTATAGTTAAACTAAAATCTTTTGTTGATGCTTTTGTGATTCATTGGTTTATTGGAAAACGTTGTAATTTTGACTGTAGTTATTGTCCGTCAATGTGGCATGATAAAACATCTAAGGATTTGTCATATGATACGCTAATTAAAGCATGGGAACGGATTGTAATAGCAACACAACATAAAAAAGACATAAAATATAATTTGTCTATATTGGGCGGAGAACCAACATTGAATAAAGATTTTTTGCCATTTATGCGTCGTTTACACACAGAATACAAAGACAAAATTATTGAATTGGGGGTTATAACTAACGGGACAGCAAAAATTGAATATTATAAAGAATTGGCAAAATATTGTACATGGATAACTTTTACTATACATAGTGAATTTACTAATGAAAAAAAATTTGTTAATACATTATTAGAAATCAAAAAATATGCTGATCAAATAGGATGCATGATACATGTAAATTTAATGAATGAACAACAAAATTTACCTAAAAATAAAAAATTAATAGAATTCTTAAATACGAAAAATATTTCTAATTACCTGCATCCAATTTGGAACTTTGGCGAAAAGAAAATAGAGTACCCATTATAATTATCAACAGGAATATATGAATAAGTTATTAATTCAGGATAAAAATTGTAATGTTATTGTTGAAACATTAAACGGTAGCAAGATAAATGTTTTCGCTAATCAATTATACGATAAAGATTTACATCATTGGAAGGGTTGGGAATGTAATGCTGGTATGGATGGTATTTATATATTTGATGATTTCAACGTATATAGCGGAAATTGTAAAAATGACTTATTAGGTAATTTATTTGATGATAATTTTAAAATATTTAACAAACCAACGATATGTAAACAAGAAATCTGTACAAGTTGTACAAGTGATCTCTACATGACTAAATCCAAATTTAAGGAGAATGAATTAAAATGAGCATCGAACTAGAAGCATTGGGGGAAGTTTGGTTAACTTGTAAAGAGTATATCACTCCTAAAGACCGCCAAGCCGCCGCAGATCATGTGTTGGCTATTGTGGCTGATTTGAATATTGTTGAACGCGATCTTAAAGCATTTGCAGGTACTGATGCTTATCTAAAACGTAGTCTTAAAGAGTATCTGGGCGAAGACGAAGAGCAACATTACGACGAAGATGAGGATAATGACTACTAATGTGGTATAGTCGCGTAGTAGCAAGTTTAGATAGTATCCCTGAATTCATTGAACATTATGAACGGGAACTAGAAGACGCACGACGAGAAGTGGGAGTCTATGGTAACATAGAAAAGAATCTTGCTGGCCTTCCCGGAATTACAGAACGTCGCTTTAATCAACTACAAGAGATTGAAGCAGTTCTTAATTACCTCAACATACAGTTAAGGAAAATACGCAAGAAACACTTCCAAAAGTATCTAGAAGGCTATGCTCGTGCTCTTACTAGCCGTGATGCTGAAAAGTATGTAGACGGTGAAGATGAAGTCATCGACTTTGAAACCATCATCAATGAAGTGGCCTTACTACGCAACAAATGGTTGGGCATCATGAAGGGCTTAGAAAGTAAAAACTTCATGCTAGGACATGTCACACGTTTAAGAACAGCAGGTATGGAGGACGCATCTGTTGGCTAGCCTAAATCAACAAACTCTTAATTTACTGTATGGCTATGATACTTTCCTAGAAAGTCTACGTACGGTCTGTGATATGGGCTGCGGAACTGGTGCAGATATCACTTGGTGGGCCACGTTAGAAAGCAAAGATGATCCGCCCGAACCTTATAACTATAATTGTTTTGCTGTTGATCGTGATCAGAATAAATTAAATCAAGTTCCGGATCTTGAAAACATTAACAAAATAAATCGAGATTTTACTGATCGCCAGATCATTCCTGTGAGTATCGACTTACTTTGGAGCTATGATAGTCTGCA